AATTAACAAAACCATAAAAATAGGCATTGTTTGCAGCAACTCCTTGATAAACAAATTCATTTAACTCAAAATCTGCACCAGCAATTAATGTCAAATTAGTAGTCTGAGATATGACTGTATTAGCATTTGAACTAATTACTGGCGATGTATTGCCATATTTATACGGATCCCTTAGAAGTCCATACTGTCGGAATGATGTAGCAGTAGAAATTAATCCGTTCTCTGTGGAATCAACTGAGCCAAGTCTTTCTGAAACCATAACATTGGTTGCATCCAACTCTTTAGCAGGATTGAAACCATGACCAAACTTAGGAGGTAAAATCACTCGTGTATTTGCGCCTGTGCCAGAACCATAAATGGTCGCATTAGCATAAGAATAACCAGTTCCAGTTACATCAACGGTAACTTTAGAAACTGCACCATTAGCAGAAAGGTTAGCAGAAGCTTTAAGTCCTGCGCCATCACCTTGAATGTAAACTCTGGTAACAAATGATAAACTATTTGCAGTTGTTCCGCCACCATTTGCTGTTGTAGCAGTATTTAAAACGATTGTGGAGGTGATTATATTTACAGAAGATACTAATGTTCCACTGGCAATACCTGTTCCACTAACAATCATGTTAGCAGCCACATTTGTTGTATTGGCAAGCGTAATTGATGTTACACCTGTTCCAAAAGCTGAAGCGTTAATTGTTGGATGTGCGTATCCTGTTCCACCACTAGTCACAACAATTGTTGTAATCTCTCCATCAATTACACCAGTAGAACTTACATTATAGTCCAACTTGTTTGTGGAAATTGGCGCAGGCACCCATTCTGTTGTTAAAAATCTATTTGATGGTTTAACATTATACAGATATTTCCAAATAAATCCGTCAGCCGTTGCAATTGTACCATTTGCAGTAGTATAGTCACCAGTTGGTTGTACCGTAGAGTTGGCAGAAGAATTATTGGACAAACACTTATATACATTTCTCTCTGAAGTAAAAATATATATTGGTTTAACATTTAATGTAGTATTTCCAGTCAACAAATCGTCAAGAGAAATTCTATCATCATATTGCTTATATTTTGTATTTGCAGTCCAATTAACACGAGGAATAACTAATTCAACATCATTACCAGTAATTTTTTTGGCAGCAAACATATTGTCCCAAACAGATTTTTCGTCAGACGTAGAATCTACAATAGAACTTACATTGGATTCATTTGCATAAGGAACATGATTTCCAATGAAAACATAACCAACAGTTGCTGGTTCTGGCTCATAGAACGATTCTTTGAACTGTTCTGCGTTATTAAACGAAAGTTTTTTGGATGTATAGTTAGTTGCCATATTTTTACTATCTTATTTATGTAACAATTACAAGCGTTTCGGCATTTGAAGTTAGTGTGAAGGCAGATGACACTCTCAATTCCGTATTACTTATGATGCTACTAATTGTTCTAATTTGTGAGTTGACCGCAATATTGGATCCAACACTCATTATGCCTCTTGTAACTGCAATATTAAACTTAGTGTTAGTACCAACAACATAAATGCTACTATTAACATTGACGGTACCAGCAAGTGTATTTGCAACATTAATTGTTGCCATAGTAACTGTATTGGCAGCAATTGTTTCATCAATTCTAAACTCAGCATAGTCAACAAAACCAGCTGGATGAACAAGGTTCTTAAAGGTATCTTTAAATTTATCAAATTCAACCTTTGATGATAACACATAAGCATAATCTACATAGTATTCACGACCTTGTATCACTCTTTCAGAGGAAGAAAGGATAGAATCTGAAGTTGTCCAACGACCAGGTAATGTAACATAACTTGATTCAACGGTTGCATTAGCTGTTGCGTTACCATCACCTGATTGTGTCAAGTCAATTTCTGGTGGGTAAGCGTAACCGGATCCAGCATCAATAATGCGAATCTTTAGAATTTCACCAGGATTCTTATCAGCTGTTGCGAATAAGTTTTCACCATCACCCATTAATGCAATAACAGAAAGATTAGCACTAGAACCAGTCTTTGAACTGACGGTTACTGTGGCAGGTTTAGTTGGATTATAGTTTTGACCACCAATTGGATAATCAAAATACTTACCAATATTTTTATCAGTAGTTGAATATTGAAAATTAACATTTACATTCAATGATGTGTTTGATGAAATGGCATTAATATAACGAGATTCATTATTAATCATAATATAATCTCCAACACGCAAATCATCTCGGAATATAGTGCCTGTTCCAACAACTGTTACATTTGAATTGCCAAAAGTATTTGCGGTACCACGAATTCTTGATGGTTGGATTTTAACTTGTGTGATTGCACCAGTAGATGATACATTAGTTACGGCTGCAGCTGCACCAATACCAATTCCCATTGGAAAAGTTTCTGCAATTATAACTTCATCACCAATTTGGTAACCAATACCACCATTATTGATTTGAATTCTACCAACTGATTGTGAACTCTGAACGAACTGTGTTGTTCCGTTGGCAAAATATTGTGCCGATTCGGCGTCTAAAGTTGGAACAGTAGCAAAGGTTGCATTAGCAAAAAGAATTGCCACGTTGGTAATTGCACCAATACTTGTAATAGTTTGAAAGGTTAAAGCATCAACAATTTTAGAAGTAACATTTTCGGTTACTATTGAGGCATTAAATCCATAGTTGGAGTCCGAAATATTAATGCTAGCAAAGTCTGCAATTCTATCTGTATTAACAACAAATTGATTGGCAGTATTTGCACCAGAAACATCAACGGCATCAATAGCCATACTCAACGAACCAGAGCCTGCACCAATAACAAAAACATTACTACCAGTTTTAAATCCAGCACCACCAGCTAAAACTCTAATTTGATTAATGAATCCCGAAAATACTTCTTCAACAGCCGCTGTTGCATCTCTTGTGGCTTCACCGCCAGAAACAATAACGGGGTCGCCAACATTATAACTTGCGCCGCCGTAAATAACATTAATTGTTCTAAGAATGGATAAACCATGAATTTCAATTTTAATTAATGTATTATCAATTGGGTCTATAATATCAACAAACGCATTTTCACCATTATCAAATGTTCCCAATAAAGTTTTTTTATTGATATATAATTCAAAAATTGGAACAGAGTTAATTGTTTTCTGTGAAGCTCTTTCAACTACTGCGGTTGCACCAGAAGTTTTACCAGTAATTTGCCTATTTGACAATAAGGTAAAATCAAATTGATTGTATAATACTTTAATTGTTGCACCTGTAGCTGGTGCGGTATTGAATATTAATTTTCTTGTTTCTTTACGAATGATAAAACCAGAGGTCTGCAAAACATCATTGATATAGACAGATATATTAGTTGAGTCCACAACCTGTGCAAGCTTAAATGTTTTTGTGGTTGAATTGCCTGTATATAAACTATACACAACCTGTTCAATTCTAAAAGCATTTTCAATTAACCATCTACCATCAGAAGCACGAAGAACATTTGTTTTGGGTTGAATGATATCAACTTCTTCATTAAACAAAAGCCTAAACAACAATTTAAAAGATTTTTCACTACCTTTTGCAAGATATAATGGCAATATATGTTTTAATAGTATGCCTTTATCAACTTCAACATTTCTGGGAATTAAAGAAGCAAAAGTATTAAAAAAATTATCTTCAAATTGGCCAATAGATAAATCAACATCAGAAACATTTCTGAGTTTTTTAGCTTCTGTGGTTAAATTATTTTTTTGAGTTCCTTGTTTATTTTCAAGAAATTCATAATATGCTTCCAAAAAAGCAATAAAATTAGGATGTTCGTCACGAACAAACTCCGGTACCTGACGGTTAATCAGTAGAGAAGTTTTTTGGTCAGCCATTATCTGTTAATTTTTTCTAAAGTGTTGACGATTGCAATTGGATCAGTTTCGTCAATTGTAATAATTGAATTTCTTAATGATTGAATGATGCCTCTTTCCGCTTCAATATCAATTCTAATTAATCCGTCATTAGCATTTACTGATAAGAAATTGATACTGTTGATAGTAATAATACCGTTATCATAGTCAACTTCGCCAGCATTAGAGTTAATGATTTGTCTTTGAGCCAAAGAATCGTAATAGATTGTTCTTAGGGTACCAATTTTGCCATCAATAACTGCAACAGCACTTGCGCCATATCCAGTTTCATCTGTGATGGTTATAATTGCTCGTGTGTAATCTGTTCCACGATTTGTGATTTTAATGCTTTGAATTTTTCCATTAACAACCACAGCTTTAGCGGTTGCGTTTGAACCATCACCACTAATTGTTACTATTGGATTTGTTGTGTATCCACTACCTGGTGATGTAATTTGAATTTGTGAAATGCCAGTATATGATTGAGGACTTTCCTCAAATACAGCTCGTCTTATTACACCCGTTGAATCCGCTACATTGAACTCTGTTGATAACAGTTTATTTACTGATGTTCCACGGTGTAGTTGAGCATTGAATTTAATTAAATAACTGGCAATTTCATTCAATTTAGGTGCAAATCTTTTTTGAACACGAACAGAAGTTTCACTACCAATAATTGAATCATTAACAGTAGCGATTGCAGTATCTTGAAAATTAGACAAAACAAAATATGCACCAAATGTATTTAAATTGTTATTTTTATATGAAATAATAGATTGTTTAATTTGAGATTTAATTGTTTCTTCGTCCAATGTTGTTTTCTTTGGATCATATTGAACTCTACTGTTAACAAGCAAATACAAATATTCAGGATTTCTAATTTCAGCAGCTACAGAAACAATGGCTTTAGGATTAATAATTTCAGTAATAATTCTTTGTTTTTCTGTTTCTGACAAATAATAATTTGCTTTTGGTTTTAAAGATATAAAAACTTTACCAAAAACTTTTGGTGTTTCATTTTCACCACCCCAAACAGAAATGGCATCAATGCTTGGATAATGGCTTTTAATGTATGATTCATAATCTTTAACAGTAACTAAACGATTTTGTGTAGCGTATTGAGCTGATGAAGAATATTTAATAGAATCAACTGTTTCACGATTTGAACCGCCGGCGGCGACTCCAATAACATCAACAGTAATATTGCTATAACCACCAATTGTTGCGTTAGGAGAAAAGCCATCAGCTGCATTTGCAACTTGACCATTTGTAATTAAATAATTAACAGTAACAACTGCGCCATCAGTTAATTTTTTACCAATTACACCATCACCAAAATAAATTTCATAATTTCCATTTTTAGTTTCTTGTAGAAAGAAACATAATGATTCCGATGTTATGTCCAAAACATCTGTTACCTGAGTGTAAACTTGACTATAAGTATTTCCTGCATTTGGAGTTACAGATACGGAAATGGTGGAAATATCCAAATTAGGATCAGGCAATGTAAAAATGGCTTTTGGATTTGAACTTTCAACATAATTAAAATTGTAACTGTTTAAAGAGCCTTCATAAATGTCCACATTTTCAAAATAAAATGTAGAATTAGCTTTAGTTACAGTTAATGCATCTAATGTTACAAAATTATATGAAATATTATCAATTAAATTTGAATTAAACGCAAAACCTTTTGGAATAGTTAAAGTGCCTGGAGTTGTGTCACCAGATTCAACCGTTATATTAATTGTTGCTACTGGAGAAGTAACTGAATATGGAGTATAACCTAAAGTTTTAGCATGAGAAACAACAGAGTCCCGCAACAATGCAGTATCCATAAATGATTCATTTGCCACCATGTTCAAATAATATGAATTGTAGTGGGTATTGTATGCTAAAATATCCAAAAGAATATTTAAACCAGAACCTTCAAAATCATAATCTTGAAATTGAGATTGTTGCTTTAAATAACTTTTTAGGTTCGTCTTGATTTGGTCAAAATCAAGGTCTGAAATTTGTAAACGAGGTGTTGCCATTTATCGGATTCGCTCTAGGAAAAAATTAATTGTGATTGGAGTAGTTTTATTAATTACAAAAAACTCCATTTCTACTCTAAAACCGTTTTTATCAAAATCTGCCACAGCATTAATTCTTGTTATACTGACTCTTGGCTCATAGTTTGTAACAGTTTGTTTTATTTCATTTTCAATGGAACTAGCAGTAATATTGTCCATGTTCTCAAACAATAAACGGCGAACATTGCTTCCAATATCTGGTTGGAATGGTCTCTCGTAATGGTTTGTTAAAACCAAATTTTTAATGGAATTAATTACAGCCATATCACCGACATTACGGTTGATATCTTTTTTGACTGGATGAATAGTAAAATTCAAGTCCAAATCACTATATTCTCTAGCTATATTGGTTTCTACGGTTGCCATATCTTATTTATGCGTTCAATCTGGTAAGTAATTTGTTAGTGCCAATATAATTTTCAACAAGAAAAGTTTGTGTTTCACCCATGTTGGAGAACTTTTTAACTGTATTATAGTTAGCCATAAACGATTTTAAGTTGGTATAGAATGTGTAATCATTACTTTGGCGACCACTTAAATGACTGTTAATATTGGCCAAATCAGTTTGTATTTGTGCAATTTGAGTGTTGGTTGTGGTATTAGAAACATTACCAGCAATTACCTGAGTTAATATAATTGAATCGGCAGTTATAGTGTTTGCATTTGCATAAACTTGTGGACCAACAAGAATACTAGTAAGACTACCCATAATTTGTGCAGAATTTACAATGCCATCTGTTTGATTCATAACATAAATTGCAGATTTACCCAATCCTGTTGCAGTATCATAATATGGAATCGTATCGTCTTGGCCAGTAAATGGAGTTACTCCAGATATTCTGTTTGTATGTGCTAAAAATGCGTTGGCAGTTATGGCTAAAGTATTTGCTGAAATAGCCACATTTGCTATTCCATCAATAGCTGAATTGGAAGAATTTGCAGTATTGGCTGCATCTCTCATAGCAGCTGAATATGTAATAATTGTGTTTACATAAGCCTCAACTGGATTTTTAAAATAACCATTAACAGTATTGTTTGCAATATCTTGAGCCTGCCAACTTTCAATAAAGGCAGGCATGGTGTTTAAATGTGCTTGCGTATTTGCAGAAAAAGTTTGTACCGCACCATTAGGGTCATTAAAACTATAATTGAGTGTGGCAAATACGCCTGTTGAATTAGCAACTGTTGTCATAATTTAAATTCCAAAAAATTGTGTCATTGGAGGACCAGTTGGTCCTTTTGGAGATGGATGAATGTGATAATTATATATTAAGCTGTTTATAACATCAGTCATAAGAACTGCATCCATAATACCACAATTAGCTATACCAAAATTAGCAATTGGTGCATTAACAGAAGTTAAAGAAGTAATTGAACCTACTGTATTAATACAACCAGGCACCGCAACTGGTGTTACTGGTGTTGGAATACCAAGACTTAATCCACCAAGTGCTGAACAGAAACCATAAGGCCCAGCAAATACTCCCATGCCTGCATTTACACGAGATTCAGCAGTTAGAGTATCACAAGTAAGAGAACCATTAATATAAAGGTCTGAACCTAAATTAATACTTTCAGCAGCAGATAGTCGTAATGCACCACCAAATTGTTCATTAGCAGATATTGATACATCATCATCGCCAGAAATTTTAATGTCTTTAACTGACCTAACATTTGTTTGGCCAACAACAGCTAAATTATAATCGCCACCAACTTTTTGATTAAAATCTCCTGTAACTTCCATATTACAATCACCAACAATAGTGATATTGCAGGTTCCTTTAATCAATACATTTTTATTGCCTGCAATAATTTCATATCCATCACCAAATACTTTATATACTTGGTCACCATTAGGGTGCATTTCAATAAAGTTTTTTGATTTGCCATGTTGTAAACGAAGGCGCTCACGACCAGGCGTATCATCCATTTCAAATGAATGTCCAGCTTCAGTTTGTTTTATATCATTATAAGGATAAACAGGCGGAGAATCAACACTAGCTGGTGATGGTGGTTCTGTCCACAAATTCTTTGATGGAGAATTTTTTAATGCACTAGCTGTGGCTTCGTATGCTTGTTGTTGTGTATCTGCCATAATTAAGGTGCCGATTTATTTTGTTCTGGTGTTGCAGCACTAGATTCTGAAGCTTTAGGAGAAGAACTTTCATAAGCAGCTATAGTTTTATTTGCACCAGCAATATCACTTGCACTTACAGGTGTAACAAGACCTACTGTTGCTGATGTGGCAATAACAGCTGCTCCAGCAACTGCGGTGGATGCAGATTTTAATAAATCCCCGGCCGCTGACATTGTATCTTTAGCGGCTTTAATTGCATCACTAAATCCCGTATCACCATCGCCACCTAAAGGAGTTTCAGCAGATGCTTCTTTTAAAGCGTCTGTAAAAATACTTTTTAAAGCAGAAATTAATTTTTTCAAACAATCTCCCAACAAAGCAAGAAGTTTGGCAGGCAAAGATAAAATCCATTGAATAATTGCACGAACTTTAACTAATACTGCCAAAACATATTTTTCAAAATCAATAATTGGTTGAATATACTCTTTTTGAATATAACGAATTTCTTGAGCAATGGCTTTTAATTTGTTAATAATTGTTGAAAAAGATCCTGAAGCATCAGAAAATCCTAATAGTCGTTGAATACCTCTAATGCCTTCTCTAACAGCTTTAGCAATTGCTTTAATAAAGTTTTTTAATCCAATATTCTTTTTTAAATCTAAAACAAAATCGCAAGCATGAGCTAAACTGTTGTTTAAATCATCAATGGTTGTTCCAGCAACACCACCAATACCTAAAGATGGTGTAGTTGGTGCACCAACACGCTGTCCATCATTTTTCTTAGCTGGTGCTGGAGCACTAGTTTCAGTTCCTTGAGTAGTTACTGGTGCTAAATTTGGTTTAGGTACAGGTTCAATTGTGGTTGGCATTTTACAAATCCTTCAATCTAATTGCGGCATCAAGAATTTCACGGTAATGTGAATCAACTTCTGCATGATGTTCTTCAACAACAATATCACAATGGCAATCTATATGTTGAGTATTTTCTTTATATTCATCAAGCGTAGTAATACCAGCTAAATATTTTGCTTGGTGTATTTGTGCTTCAGCAGCTAATCTATGCAATTCTAATAATTTTGTCATTGGTTAATTCCAGGTATAACACCCATCATTACAGGTTGTTGAGCATTTTCTCCATCTAAAAAGAAACCAACAACCCAATCATTAATTCTTGGAGAAGAAAATGATTTACTATTATTTAATGGATACATTGGATGAGCCCATGGTAAATCTTCAGTAGGTACAAGTTGCTTATTTATTGAGTGCCAACCAATGATTCTGACTTGACAACGACCAAGAGCTAATGGGTCAACACGACTTTCAACCACACCAACCCACCAAATAAATCCGTTTTTACCAGCAAAATTTGTATTCATTATCCACTCACTCTATCTGCACTAATCAAGGGGCGATTTGTAGAATCGGTTGCAACTTCAAGCACCGTTTCATGTTTATCATATTTAATAATATGTCGTGTAGCTATAATTAGGTATTTACCATATAGAGTTTTATCGTATGGGTCAGAACTATCATCCACAATAGACCTAGATGGATATTTAACCAAAACATTAAAACCAGATGTCAATGCAAAATTACCAGGTAAAGTTATTCTTAATTTTGTTTGTGTTAAATTTTTCAATATTGCATTTCTTTGAAAAATGTAATTATCTGTATCATCAATAATAGTAGAAGCTAAATTATCATTTTGTTTAGTGTAAG